GTGTCGAGAAACTCCGCAGACAGCTGGCGGGCGTTGCCGCCGGGCGCGATGTCGCGCTCGATTTCGACGCCGCCCGAGCTGAAATCGGGCGCCGTCTGGCTCGCCTCCGCAACGCAGGAGGATGTTGACGCCTTCCTCGACGGGCTCGAGGAAAACGCGTTGCTGGCCTTGCCCTGGATTTTCGAATTCTGGGCCTTGCCGCATCAGCTGCCGCCCGCAGGTGCCTGGAAAAGCTGGGTGATCATGGGCGGCCGCGGGGCCGGCAAGACGCGGGCCGGGGCCGAGTGGGTGCGTTCCATGGTGGAAGGCGCCAGACCGCTCGACCCCGGCCGGGCAAGGCGGGTGGCCCTGGTCGGAGAAACCTTCGACCAGGTGCGCGACGTGATGGTGATGGGGGAGAGCGGGATCCTGTCCTGCTCTCCGCCCGACCGCCGCCCAACGTGGGAGGCGGGACGCAAACGACTGGTCTGGCCGAACGGGGCGACCGCGCAGGCGTTCTCGGCCCATGAGCCAGAGGCGCTTCGCGGCCCGCAATTCGATGCCGCCTGGGTCGATGAGCTGGCGAAATGGAAAAAGGCCGAGGAGGTCTGGGACATGCTGCAATTCGCGCTGCGGCTGGGCGATCATCCGCAGCAGGTGATCACCACGACGCCACGCAATGTGGGGGTGCTGAAGACGATCCTGAACACCCCCTCGACTGTCTTGACCCATGCCCCGACCGAGGCGAACCGGGCGTATCTGGCCGAGAGTTTCCTCGAAGAGGTCCGGGCGCGCTATGCAGGCACGCGGCTGGGGCGGCAGGAGTTGGATGGCGTGCTGCTTGACGATGTCGAAGGTGCGCTCTGGACGACGCGGATGCTGGAGGCGGCGCGGGTCGGGACTGCGGGCGATCTGGACCGGATCGTCGTGGCGCTGGACCCTTCGGTCAGCGGCAAGGCGGTGTCGGACGAATGCGGGATCGTGGTGGTCGGCGCGAAGACCCAAGGCCCGGTGCAGGACTGGCGCGCGGTGGTGCTGGAAGATGCGAGCTCGCGCGGCAAGCCGATCGACTGGGCGCGCGCGGGCATCGCGGCGATGGAGCGCTGGGGCGCGGAGAAGCTGGTGGCGGAGGTCAATCAGGGCGGCGATCTGATCGAGACGATGCTGCGCCAGATCGACCCGCTGATCCCGTTCAAGGCGCTGAGGGCGAGCCGAGGCAAATCTGCGCGCGCTGAACCGGTGGCGGCGCTCTACGAACAGGGCCGGGTGACGCATCTCAAATCCGCGGATCTGGGGCTTCTGGAAGATCAGATGTGCCGAATGGGACTGCAAGGCTATCAGGGCAAGGGCTCGCCCGACCGTGTGGATGCGTTGGTCTGGGCGATCGCAGAGCTGATCCTGGAGCCCGCCGCACATTGGCGCCGACCGCAGATGCGGGGTCTCTGAGAGGAAACCTTCTTCCTCTTGGTCGAAATATCCCGGGGGTCCGGGGGCAGCGCCCCCGGCGCGGGACAGATGAATTCAAGAGCAAGGGCCGAGGTCGAACCTCCGGCCCTTTTTCTTTGCCAGCCGGTCTCGATCTGGGGCCGCGAGAAGGAGACGGGAATGGGTTGGAACATCTTTCGCAAATCCGAAGGCGCGGGCCCGCCGGAAGTGAAGGCCTCGGCGACGGGGCGGATCGTCGCGATGGCGAGCGGATCGGGGCGCGTCGTCTGGTCGCCACGCGACGTAGGCTCCCTGACGCGGCAGGGCTTCACTGGCAACCCGATCGGATTTCGTTGCGTGAAGCTGATCGCGGAAGCCGCCGCCGCGCTGCCGCTGGTGTGCCAAGATGCGGAGCGGCGTTACGATATCCACCCGATGCTCGACCTGATCGCGCGGCCCAATGCGGCGCAGGGCAAGGGCGAGTTCTTCGAGGCGCTTTACGGGCAGATGCTTCTCTCGGGCAATGGCTATCTCGAGGCGGTCGCGATGGAGCCGGGCCTGCCGCGCGAGTTGCATGTGCTGCGCTCGGACCGGATGAGCATCGTGCCGGGAGCGGATGGCTGGCCGATCGCTTATGATTACACGGTTGCCGGGCGCAAGCATCGGTTCGATATGACGGGCGGCCCCGAACCGATCTGTCATCTGAAAAGCTTCCACCCGCAGGACGACCATTACGGCCTGAGCCCGTTGCAGGCGGCGGCGGTGGCGCTCGACGTGCATAATGCGGCCTCGGCCTGGTCGAAGGCATTGCTGGACAATGCCGCGCGGCCATCGGGGGCGATCGTCTACAAGGGCACGGACGGGCAGGGCACGCTGTCGCCCGATCAATATGACCGGCTCGTGTTCGAGATGGAGACTCATCATCAGGGCGCGCGCAATGCGGGGCGGCCGATGCTGCTCGAAGGGGGGCTCGACTGGAAGCCGATGGGGTTCAGCCCGTCGGATATGGAGTTCCACGAGACCAAGATCGCCGCGGCGCGCGAGATCGCGGTGGCCTTCGGCGTACCGCCGATGCTGCTCGGTATCCCCGGCGATGCGACTTATGCGAATTACGCCGAGGCGCATCGCGCTTTCTACCGGCTGACGGTGCTGCCGCTCGCAACCAAAGTGGCGGCCGATATCGCGTGGTGGCTGTCGACCTGGGCGGGCGAGCGCGTGAACCTCAAGCCCGATCTCGATCAGATCCCGGCGCTCGCGATCGAGCGCGACCAGCAATGGAAGCGCATCGGCGAGGTGAGTTTTCTGAGCGATGCGGAGAAGCGCGGGCTTCTGGGGCTGCCGCCGCTGGCGGAGGAGTGAGATGACGGCTTCCGGTTCGCGCTATCTCAAGGAGCCCTTCGCCGCACACGAGGAGCGGATGCAGGCGACCGAGAAGATCATGGACCTGCAGTTTTCGCAGGTCGAACAGAGGCTCGGCAAGATCGAGAACATGATCGAACGGCTGGAGCGGCGACTCTGGATGGCGGTTTACGGCGTGGTCGCAGTGATCCTCACGCAGGCAGTTCTGAGCCTGATCGAGGTCGGTCCGAAATAGGGGATATGTCATGAAAACAAATGATTACGGTCTGGAATTGAAGTTCTGTTCCGCCGAGGCGCAGCCGGTGCGCGTCACTGATGGGACGATCATCGAAGGCTATGCGAGCCTCTTCGGTCTGCCAGATCAGGGCGGCGATATCGTGTGCAAGGGGGCCTATGCGAAAGGGCTGGAACGCCTCGCGGCGCGGGGCGGCAACGTCAAGATGCTCTGGCAGCACGACCCGGCCCAGCCGATCGGGATCTGGGACGAAATCTTTGAGGATACGCGCGGGCTCTACGTCAAGGGCAGGCTGCTGCCCGATGTGGCGCGTGCGAAGGAAGCGGCGGCGCTGATCGCGGCGGGGGCGATCGACGGGCTGTCGATCGGGTATCGCACGGTTGCCGCCGAGAAGGACGCAAAAGGCCAGCGGCTACTTGCGGAACTGGAGCTTTGGGAGGTCTCGCTGGTGACCTTTCCGATGCTTCGCGAAGCGCGGGTCGGGGCGAAGGGAGAAAGCCTGGAGAACAGCCTGCGTGATCTGGCCGAGGCGCTGAACGGCGCCGCGGCGGAACTGGCTGACCGCTGACGCGGCCCGGCCTCTGACCCCATTGGAGATGGAGCGACGATGAAGACCGAGACCAAGGCTCGGGCCGGGACGGGTATGTCCGAAGGCCCGGATCCGGCAGCTGACGTGAAGACAGCGCTGGCCGGGTTCGTGAAGGAAGTCAAAAACTTCCGCGACGAAGTTGAAGTGAAGATGCAACAACAAAGTGAGCGTTTGACGATGCTGCAGACCAAGACCATGACCGCCGGGCGTCCCGCCCTTTCCGCCGCTGCTTCTGAGGAGGCGCCGCATCTGAAGGCCTTTGCCGCTTATCTGCGTTCGGGTGACGACGACGCTTTGCGTGGGCTCTCGCTTGAGGGCAAGGCGCTGAATACGGCCGTGGCGGCCGAGGGTGGCTATCTCGTCGATCCGCAGACCTCGGAATCGATCCGGTCGGTGCTCAAAGCGACCGCGTCGATCCGCCAGATCGCCAATGTCGTGAATGTCGAGGCGACCTCCTACGACGTCCTGGTCGACCGCACCGATGTCGGCACCGGTTGGGCGACCGAGACCGCAGCTCTGACCGAGACCGCGACGCCGATGATCGACCGCATCTCGATCCCGCTGCATGAGCTTTCGGCGATGCCGAAGGCCTCGCAGCGCCTGCTCGACGACAGCGCCTTCGACGTCGAGGGCTGGCTCGCGCAGCGCATCGCGGAGAAATTCGCCCGTGCCGAGGCCGCGGCCTTCATCTCGGGTGACGGTATCGACAAGCCGACCGGCTTCCTTACCCATCCGAAACTGGCCAATGACGCCTGGGATTGGGGCTCGCTCGGCTATGTCGCAACTGGTGCCGATGGCGATTTTCTGGGGGCGAACCCGGCCGATGCGGTGGTCGATCTGGTCTATGCACTCGACGCCGAATACCGCGCCAATGCGAGCTTCGTGATGAATTCGAAGACCGCCGGCGCCGTGCGCAAGATGAAGGATGCCGATGGCCGGTTCCTTTGGACGGATGGTCTGGCCGCCGGTGAGCCGCCGCGCCTGATGGGCTACCCGGTGCTGATTGCCGAGGACATGCCCGATATCGCTTCGGACAGCTTCGCGATCGCTTACGGCGATTTCGACGCGGGCTACACCGTCGCCGAGCGCCCGGACCTGCGCGTGCTGCGTGATCCCTTCTCGGCCAAGCCGCATGTCCTGTTCTATGCGTCAAAGCGCGTTGGTGGCGATGTGAGCGATTTCGCGGCGATCAAACTGCTGAAATTCGCGATCGCCTGAGGCGCGTGAGCCGGATCGGGGGGCGGGGGCCTTCCGGTCCTTGGGCCGGGTAACCGGTTCCGAGGCGGGCGCGGGGCTGTCGGCCGTCGCCTAGCTGCTCCCTCCGTTCGAGCGGCGGCGGGGCCCGCGCCCGATATGACAGATGGCACCCCGAGGAGCCGGGGTGCTGTCTCGTGACTTTCGGAGAGTTCCCATGATGTTGAAAGAAGAGACGGCGGTCGCCTCGGGCGCACTGCCGGTTGCGGCGTTACGCGATCACTTGCGGCTCGGGACAGGGTTCGCGGATGTGGGCGCGGAGGACGCAGCGCTGGAGGCTTACCTGCGGGCCGCGATCGCGGCGATCGAGGCGCGCACGGCCAAGGTGCTGCTGGCACGGGATTTCGTGTTGACGCTCACGGCCTGGCGCGGAGCGGTGGACCATCCGTTGCCGGTCGCGCCGGTGCGTGCCGTGTCGGAGATCCGGCTGGTTGATGCGGCGGGGGTGTTCGCCGTGCTCCCCGAGGAAAGCTATCGGCTGATCGAGGATTTGCAGCGCCCGCGCGTTGCGGCGCAGGGGACGGTTTTGCCGGCGGTGCCTTCGGGTGGTGTGGTCGAGATCCGCTTTACTGCAGGTTTTGGTTCCCAGTGGTCGGATCTGCCGGCGGATCTGGCACAGGCGGTGATGCTGCTCTCGGCGCAGTACTACGAGCTGCGCCATGAGGCAGCGGGTGAAGGTGGCGGGATGCCCTTCGGCGTGACGGCGCTGATCGAGCGTTGGCGTACGGTGCGGATGCTTGGAGGCGGCGCATGAGCGTGCCGGATCTCAATCGCAAGCTGGTCCTGGAGGCGCCCGAGCGTGTCGCCGACGGCGCGGGTGGGTTCACCGAAATCTGGACTGCGCTCGGTGAGCTCTGGGCGCAGATGGTGCCGGGGACCGGGGTCGAGCGCGCGGGCGAGTTCGTGACGCTGGCTTCGGTGCCCTGGAAAATCACGGTGCGGGCAGCTCCCGAGGGCTCGCCGCGCAGACCGCGCCCGGAGCAGCGCTTCCGCGAAGGAGGACGCGTGTTTCGCATCCTCGCGGTCGCGGAGGCCGATCGCGGCGCGCATTACCTGACTTGTTTCGCCCGTGAGGAGGTGGTGGCATGAGTTACGCGATCGGAGCCGCTTTGCAGGCGGCGGTCTATGCGCGATTGCAGGATGATCCGGGTGTCACGGGGCTTGTCGGATCCGCGGTCTATGACGCAGCGCCAGCAGGGACGGTGAGCGGCACATATGTCAGCCTCGGTCCGGAAGATGCGCGCGATGCCTCGGATATGACGGGCGACGGCGCGGTGCATGATTTTACCGTGTCGGTGGTCAGCGATGTCGCGGGGTTTCAGCTGGCGAAACAGGTGGGCGAGGCGATCTCGGACACGCTGCTTGCGAGCCCGCTCACGTTGGCGCGCGGTCGTCTTGTGGGATTGTGGTTTCTCAAGGCGAAGGCGCGGCGCGTCGACAAGGGGGCCGCGCGCAGGCTCGACCTGACCTTCCGCGCGCGGGTTGAAGCCTGAGGGGGGCTTTCACTTTCTCAACATTTCGTCGGGGGAGTATTTCCCGATCGGAAACAAATTATCCAAATTCGGAGAATTGGCCATGGCGGCGCAAAACGGCAAGGATCTTTTGATCAAACTGGACCTGAACGGGGATCAGACCTTCGAGACCATCGCGGGGCTGCGCGCCACGCGGATCACCTTCAATGCGGAGACGGTTGATGTGACCTCTCTCGAAAGCGAGGGGCGCTGGCGCGAGCTGCTGGGTGGTGCAGGCGTGCGTTCGGCGCAGATCTCGGGCTCGGGCGTGTTCAAGGATGCGGGTACGGATGAACGCGCGCGCCAGATCTTCTTCGATGGTGAGGTTCCACAGTTCCAGGTGATCATCCCCGATTTCGGCATCGTGCAGGGGCCGTTCATGATCACCTCGATCGACTACGCAGGGGCGCATGACGGCGAGGCAAGCTACGAGATCGCGATGGCGTCGGCCGGCGCGCTGAGCTTCACGGCGATCTGAGGCGCATGATGGCAAATCCTTGGGCAGGTGAGGTCGAGATCGCGCTCGATGGGCAGCGACATGTGGCGAAGTTGACGCTGGGCGCATTGGCGGAGCTCGAGACGGAGATTGGCGAGAGTGGCGGCATGATCGCGCTTGTCGAGCGCTTCGAGGCGGGGCGCTTCACGAGCCGCGACGTTCTGGCGGTGGTCGTCGCTGGCTTGCGCGGAGGGGGCTGGCAGGGCCGGGTCGGGGATCTCGGCGCGGTCGAGATCTGTGGCGGGCCGATGGACGCCGCGCGCAAGGCTGCGCAGCTGTTGGCGCGGGCATTCTCGGTGCCGGGCGAGGGCGCGACGTGAGCGAGGCGCTCGACTGGCCGGGGCTTATGCGAGCCGGGTTGCACCGGCTCGGTCTGCGTCCGGCAGAGTTCTGGGCGCTGACCCCAGCGGAGCTCGCGCTGATGCTGGGTGAGGGGGCGACGGGCGCGCGGCCGATGGGACGTGGTCGGCTTGAAGAGCTGATTGAACGCTTTCCCGATGGCTTGGCGGCCAATCGAAGGAGTGAGAGATGACGGACTCGGACGGGATCGACGGGCTGAGCCAGCAGGCGATCGAGCTGGAGCGTTCGCTAGGCGGTGCGGTCGCTGTGACGGAAGTGTTTAACCAGGAACTGGCGACGATGCGCGAAAGCCTCGTCTTCACGGGTCGAGAGGTGACGAGCCTGAGCACCTCTTTCGGCTCGGGTCTGCGGCGTGCGTTCGACGGGGTGGTTTTCGACGGGATGCGACTTTCGGATGCTTTACGCCAAGTCGCGCAGAGCATGGCCGACAGCGTCTATAACGTCGCGATGAAGCCGGTACAGCAAGCGCTTGGCGGAGCACTGGCGTCGGGGCTAAACGGGTTGTTGAGCGGGGTTTTCCCCTTTGCTGACGGGGCGGCCTTCTCGCATGGTCGTGTGATGCCCTTCGCAAAAGGCGGCGTCGTCAGCAGTCCGACGAGCTTTCCGATGCGTGGCGCGACAGGGCTGATGGGCGAGGCGGGACCAGAAGCGATCATGCCGCTGACCCGGGGTGCCGACGGGCGGCTCGGGGTCGTCGCGCAGGGCGGCGGACGCGCGGTCAATGTCGTGGTGAATGTTTCGACACCCGACGCGGCGAGTTTCCAGCGCAGTTCGAGCCAAGTCGCCGCACAGATCAACCGCGCTCTGGCGCGGGGCGAACGCAATCGCTGAGGAGGGATAGATGGCCTTTCACGAGGTGAGGTTCCCCGCCAACCTGAGCTTCGGCTCGGTGGGCGGGCCGGAGCGGCGCACGGAAATCGTGACGCTTTCCAACGGGTTCGAAGAGCGCAACAGCCCATGGGCCCATTCACGCAGACGCTATGATGCAGGCGTGGGTTTGCGTTCGCTCGACGATGTGGAACGGATGCTCGCGTTTTTCGAGGCGCGCAGCGGTCAGCTGCATGCGTTTCGCTGGAAGGACTGGGCGGATTACAAGAGCTGCGCTCCCTCGCAGGCGGTCGATTACGAGGATCAGCTGATCGGCCAAGGCGATGGGGTGACGACGAAGTTTCAGCTTTCCAAGGCCTATGTCTCTGGAGATGTGGAATATCGCCGCCCGGTTACCAAGCCGGTCGCCGGCACGGTGAAACTCGGCGTTCAAGGCGGTTATCAGGCTGAAGCCGTGGATTGGGAGGTCGATCTTGAGACCGGCGCGGTACGGTTCTTCGCGGCTCCCGCCGAAGGTGCGCCAATCACCGCGGGGTTCGAGTTCGATGTGCCGGTGCGCTTTGATACCGATGCGATCCAGGTCTCGGTCCAGAGTTTTCAGGCCGGGAATATGCCGCAGGTGCCGGTTGTGGAGGTGCGGATCTGATGAGCTATCCTGAAGAGCTGCGTGCCCATCTCGAGACGGGTGCAACGACGATCGCGCGGGTGTGGGCGGTCACCCGGCGCGATGGGCTGACGCTGGGCTTTACCGATCATGATGGAGGGCTGAGTTTCGAGGGGATCGCCTTCGAACCTGACAGCGGTATGACAGCCAAGGCGGTGGCGCAGGGGACCGGGCTCGCCGTGGACAATAGCGAGGTCTTTGGCGCGTTGAATTCCGAAGCGATCTCGGAGGCTGATATCCTCGCCGGTCGCTTTGACGGGGCGGAGGTTAGGGTCTGGGTGGTAAATTGGGCCGATGTCACGCAGCGCGCTCTCTTGTTTCGCGGGCATTTGGGCGAGATCACCCGATCGGCGGGAGCGTTCAATGCTGAGCTGCGTGGGCTGAGCGAGCCTCTGGGGCTAGAACGCGGGCGGATCTATCATCCGCGCTGTGCGGCGGTTCTCGGGGACGGAAAATGCCGCTTTGATTTGAACCAGCGGGGCTATTTTCACGAAGCCCCGCTGAACCTTGTCGAAGATTCGGTGCTATTTCGCTTCGACGTTCTGGCCGGATTCGAGCCGCGGTGGTTCGAAAAGGGGCGGTTTCGTGTGCTGACGGGAGCTGCAGCAGGGCTTGTTGGGGTGATCAAGGCGGATCGCGTTGTTCCGGGCGGCGCGCGCGAGATCGAGCTTTGGCAACGCATCGGGGCGGAGATCGCAGCAGGGGATACGGTTCGGCTGGAGGCAGGGTGTGACAAGCGGGGCGAAACCTGTCGCGGAAAATTTGGCAATTTCGTCAATTTTCGCGGCTTTCCGCATATTCCAGGCGAGGATTGGCTGGTGTCTTATCCAGTTCAGGGAGGCACCAATGACGGCGGGAGCCTGTTCGCATGAGTGATTGGCAGGCGCCGCGTGAGCGGGTTGTCGAGATCGCGCGGAGCTGGATTGGTACGCCTTACCTGCATCAGGGCTCGCTACGAGGTGTCGGATCGGATTGCCTAGGTTTGTTGCGCGGGATCTGGCGAGAGCATTGCGGTCATGAGCCCGATGGGGTGCCCGCCTATACGCCCGATTGGTCCGAGCCGAGCCGCGACGAACAGCTCTGGCGCGGGCTGCGGGCGCAGATGCGCGAAGTGCGTGGCGTGCCCGTGCCCGGTGAGGTGCTGTTGTTTCGAATGCGCTCGGGTTCGGTGGCCAAGCATGTCGGGATCGCGGCTTCGGTCGGCCAGAAGCCGAGTTTCGTGCATGCCTATCGCGGCCATGGGGTCGTCGAGAGCCCGCTGAGCACGCCGTGGCGGCGCCGGATCGTCGCGCGTTTTCAATTTCATGAAGGAGCCAGGTGAATGGCGACGATTTTGCTCTCTGCGGCGGGGGCCGCGATCGGCGGGGCTTTTGGCGGGACGGTTCTGGGGCTTTCCGGCGCTGTCATCGGACGTGCGGTCGGGGCAACGCTGGGCCGGGTAATAGACCAGCAATTGCTGGGCGGAGGGTCCGGCACAGTCGAAACCGGACGGGTCGACAGATTGCGGTTGACCACGGCTTCGGAAGGTGAAGGTCTCGGACGCATTTGGGGGCGAATGCGGATGGCCGGGCAGGTGATCTGGGCCACGCGGTTTTTCGAAGCGAAGAAGAAATCGGGGGGAGGGAAGGGCGAACCCTCGATCGTGAGCTATAGCTACTCGGTCAGCCTTGCGGTTGCGCTGGGAGAGGGCGAGATTCTGCGGGTCGGGCGCGTCTGGGCTGACGGTGTCGAGCTCGATACGCGCGATCTGAATATGCGTGTTTATAGTGGGAGCGAAACCCAAGAGCCCGACCCGAAGATCGCGGCTGTCGAGGGGATGGAGAAAGCGCCGAGCTATCGCGGGATCGCTTATGTCGTGTTCGAAAACCTCGAGCTCAGTCCCTTCGGTAATCGCGTGCCGCAATTCACTTTCGAGGTGGTGCGCGCGGCACAGGGGGAGGGGCTGCCGAGCGATACGGATCTGAGCCAGACGATCGAGGCGGTCGCCCTGATTCCGGGGACGGGAGAGTATTCGCTGGCCACGCGCCCGGTGAGCGAACAGCGCATTCGTTCGACCCCGCTCGAGTATCCGGCGACTTCGTCGCTTTTCTTTTTCAATGGCTGGGGGATCACGGCTGAGGTCAATCCAGTGAATCAGCATTCGCCGAGCGGGCAGACGGATTTCGAGATGAGCCTCGGGATGCTCGATGAGGAGCTGCCGAATTGCGGGACAGTTTCGCTCGTCGTGTCCTGGTTCGGGAATGATCTACGCTGCGGCAACTGTAAGGTGCAGCCAAAAGTTGCTTCGAAGTCGGTCGACGGGCGCGAAATGAGCTGGCGGGTGTCGGGTGTCGGGCGCGGGGCGGTTGATGCGGTTCCCAAACTTGATGATCGCTCGGTTTATGGCGGGACGCCCGCGGATGCGGCGGTCATAGACGCGATCAAGGCGCTGCATGACGCGGGTAAGGCGGTGACCTTCTATCCGTTCATTCTCATGGATCAACTCGAAGGGAACGGATTGCCCGACCCCTGGAGCGATGGGGCAGAACAACCGGCGCTGCCGTGGCGTGGACGGATCACGACATCAGCGGCACCGGGGCACGCAGGGTCGCCGGACGGGACCAGTCACGCTGTAGACGAGGTTGCGAGCTTCTTCGGGACCGCTGCAATGGGTGACTTTGCGCCGACGGGAGAGACGGTCACCTATTCCGGTCCAGCGGAGTGGTCCTTCCGGCGCTTCGTTTTGCACTATGCTCATCTGTGCAAACTCGCGGGCGGTGTGGAGGCGTTTTGCATCGGCTCCGAGATGCGCGCGCTGACGCAAATCCGCGGCATGAACAACAGTTTCCCGGCGGTGGAAGCGCTGCGTGTTCTGGCAGGAGAAGTGCGACAGATCCTCGGCCAGGACTGCAAGATCGGCTATGCTGCGGACTGGAGCGAGTATTTCGGTTATCATCCGGGCAACGGCGATTGCTTTTTCCATCTTGACCCCCTTTGGGCGGATGATGCGATCGACTTCATCGGAATCGACAATTACATGCCGCTGTCGGATTGGCGTGATGGTGAGCATCATGCCGACGCGCATTGGGGGGCTATCTACAATCTCGACTACCTGCGTTCGAATATCGAGGGCGGTGAAGGGTATGATTGGTATTATGCCTCGGCGCAGCATCGCGATGCGCAGATCCGAACGCCAATCATCGACGGGGCGCATGATGAGCCCTGGCTTTGGCGTTACAAGGACATTCGTGGCTGGTGGGATCATGATCACCATGACCGGATCAATGGCGAAAGGCTCGAGGAGCCCACCGCCTGGGTGCCGCGCTCAAAACCTATCTGGTTCACCGAGCTAGGTTGCGCCGCGATCGACAAGGGTACAAATGAGCCCAATAAATTTCTCGATCCGAAAAGCTCGGAAAGTGCTTTGCCGCATTATTCCGACGGCCGGCGCGATGACACGATCCAGATGCAATATTTGCGCGCGATGACGAGCTATTGGGCGGATCCGGTGGTAAACCCGGTTTCCGATATCTACGGTGGACCAATGGTCGACATGTCGCGCGCGCATGTATGGGCCTGGGACGCGCGACCCTATCCACAGTTTCCCAGTCTGGACGATGTCTGGAGCGATGCGAGGAATTACGCGCGGGGGCATTGGCTTTCGGGGCGCTCGAGCGCGCAACCGCTGGCGAATGTCGTGGCCGAAATCTGTGAGATGGCAGGCGTGCGTGATATTGACGTGAGCGCGCTTTACGGGGTCGTGCGTGGATTTGCCATGCAAGGCGGAATCACGCCGCGCGGAGCTCTGCAATCGCTCAGTATCATATATGGGTTCGATGCGCTGGAGCGCGATGGGTTGCTGGTCTTCCGGATGCGTGATGCTTCGGTCGATGCGCAGCTTTGGCCGCCGCAGCTTGCACTTGATGATCAGGATGTGGGCCTAGAGACCCAGCGCGCACCCGAAGCGGAAATCGCCGGGCGGGTGAGGCTGTCCTATGTCGAGGCGGATGGCTGTTTCGAGGTCCGCGCGGTCGAGAGCATTTTCCCTGATGAGGAGAATGGTCCCACTGCCGCGAGCGAGGTGCCACTCGCGATGACGCGCTCGGAGGGAATGCGTGTCGTGGATCGGTGGCTCTCCGAGGCGCGCGTGGCGCAAGACCGGGCGCGTTTCACGCTGCCGCCTTCACTTGGATGGCTGGGGCCGGGTGATGTCGTCAACCTGGAGAAAGATACGAGCACCGACCGTTACAGGATCGATCGTATCGAGCGCGCGGAGACGATCCAGGTTGAAGCGGTGCGGGTCGAGCCGGGGATCTACGAACCGGCTGAGGAAGAGGAGGAGGGCGCCCGCCTTGCACCCTATGTACCGCCCGTGCCGGTGACGCCGGTCTTTCTCGACCTGCCGCTGATGACCGGGGCCGAAGACCCTTATGCGCCGCATCTCGCTGTCGCGGCCAGCCCATGGCCGGGTGCGGTCGCGGTCTATTCGGGGCTTCAGGACGCAGGCTATGAGCTGAACTCGAAATTCGGGACCCAAGCGGTGATCGGCACAACGCTTTCACCACTCAGAATGGCACGAAGCGGCCTGTGGGATCGGGGAGAGCCTTTGCGGGTTGAGCTGATCTCTGGAGAGTTCGAGACGGCGTTGGAAGCGGGTGTCCTGTCGGGGCTCAATGCGCTCGCGATCGGAAACGGGTCTTCGGACAATTGGGAGATCTTGCAGTTCCAGCGTGCGGAGCCGGTCGAACCGGGGATCTGGGATCTCAGTCTGCGGCTCCGGGGACAGCTCGGGACCGATGCGCTGATGCCAGTGGTCTGGCCCGAAGGCTCGGTTGTGGTGCTTCTGGATGGGCGGGCACAACAGATCGCGCTCGCCCCAGCCGCGCGCAACATGGCAAGGCACTACCGGATTGGATCGGCTGCGCGCCCTTACGACGACCCGTCCTATATCCACACAGTCCAGGCATTCGCTGGCAACGGGTTGCGACCACTTTCCCCATGCCATCTGCGGGTGGTGCAGAAAGCCGATGGCTGGAAGCTCAGCTGGGTCCGGCGCACGCGGATTGGTGGCGATGACTGGGAGGCGATGGATGTTCCGCTTGGAGAGGTGGCCGAGCGTTACCTGCTGCGGATACTCGAAGGAGAGGCGATCCGGCGCGAGGTCGTTCTGACCAATTCGGAATGGACCTATTCGACTGCGCAGAAGGCCGTGGATGGCATTGCCGGAGCGTTCTGGGTTGAGGTGGCGCAGCTCTCTGATGTCTTCGGACCCGGTTTGACTGAGCGTGTGCAGGTTCTTGCCTGA